TTAAATTTTGGAGGGAAACATTGTATTTTTGGTTTTATCTCTAATATATATTCTTCAATTTTGTTTTTTGTTTTTATTTTAACCCAAAAATCAACATAGTATTTATGTATTTTGTTATCTATTGATAAATATGGTATTATTATTTCCTCAGAAGACCATTGAATAACATTAGGGTTTTTATCACAAAAAACCATAAATTTTCTTTCCCAGAGAGATCTATAAATAATATTTTCTGTTTTCCCTTTATATTTACGGGGATTTTCTGGTGTGTATTTTCCTTTATATGCCATAATAGTATATATATAAATTAAAAGGACATATTTATGTCAATAACTTCAGCACTAAATGCCGCTAGATTAGCATCAAATTTATCAAAAAATGTCGCAGTTTCTATACCGAATATTGTTTCAGTAGGAACTGATACCAGAGATGATGCTTTGGTTTATAGTGTTATAGATACTTTAGACGTAGGAACAGACCCAAATACAGGAAGAGAAGGGGGTGGTATTAAAGGTATAACTTGGGCATTACCCCCTCCTATTGATATTATTGATATGCATAGTGCAAATTGGGAGGGTATAAATTTAGCAGAAGCAAAAGTAGCACAACAAGCAATGGTAGAAGGACAAGAAGCAGGTTCTGGTATTATGCAAGGATTTTTGAGTGCTGCTGAGACTTTGGCTAAACAAACAGGAAATCTTTTATCTTTTGGGTTATACGATTTAGATTCTTCTGATGATTTATTAGGACAGAAAATCATGATGGGCCAAGGAAACATATATAATCAATTTTCTTTGGCAACAAGAACATCAATAAACCCAAACACGGAAATGGCGTTTAGAGGTGCAAATTTAAGACAAATGCAATTTCAATATAGATTTATTCCATATGATAAAAAAGTAAGTGATACAATAAAAGCATTAATAGATGACCTAAGAAAAAACATGTATGCTAAAACAAACGATGTCTGGAGATCAGGATACCCTGCAAAATATGCTATTTCAGTAAAAACAAATCCAGCAAGAGACGGACAACCGATAGTTCTCTTTTCTATGGGTAACGGAATAAGATTTGATGAAAAAATAGGATGTTCACTATTAGATGTACAAGTAGGATATGGGGAGTCAGGAACCTATGCGGGCCATTATGACGGAACTCCTTCAATTATAAATTTGAATTTGACATTTCAAGAAAATATTGTTTCTACAAGAGAATCTATAGAACAAGAATACAATGTATAAAGACTACTTACAGACAATATACAAGAATACAATAGTAACAGATATTTTTAAAAGAATATATTTTTCTAATTCTTTCAAAAATAGTAATTATGTTGAAGAATATAGTCTTCAAGACGATGATTCAGTTGAATCGGTATGTTATCTTCTTTATAAGAATTCTAGATTATCTTTTTTTATTTGGTTATTAAACGATATACAAAACATTTATGAAGATTTACCATTAAATAAAAATATTTTTGATAAAAAAATAAACGAAAAATATAATAATTCTTCTATAGTTATAAATCCCGATGAAATAATAAATTTAAATTTTTCAGATGTATTTTATGTTGGGAACCAGAACATCAATTATTCTGTAATAGATTATAATAAATCTTTTAGCCAATTTATTATGGAAAAAATACCAAACACAATATTTAATAATAGTATTAGTTTAAAAAATAAAAATAAAGATATAATTTTAACATTGAATAGTGAGAATTATAATTTATCATATGAAAATAAATTTGGATTGCATCATTTTAAAAACAATACAGATTATTATGTTTCTCCATATGATTTTCCTTTTGAAAATCAAAATACAACATATTTAAAAAATTATGCTACAACAAATGATGAACAATTTACAGAAACCAATATTTTATTTGAAAATAAAATAAATGATGATAAAAGAAATATTTTATTAATAAAACCAGAAAAAATATCTGATATTGTTACAGAATTTAATAGACTATTAATAGGTTCTCCTATTAATAATGTATTTAATTTTACATCACCGAATACTAATATAGAACAATAATGGCACACCTATTACCAAAAGAATATCTTCTTGGTGATTTTTCGCCGATATTATTAAAAAGCGAAAACGATCCCCCTATAGATATAACAAATTTAGTTTCAGAAATACAAGTAGAAGAAAATATATTTAGTCCTTATGTTAAGGGATGCTTGATATTTAAAGATGCTGCATCTTATAGAATAATAAGAAGATTAGAACTAAAAGGTGGACCTGAAACTTCTATTTCCTTTTCTTTTCGTGGTGTTCAGGATGATGGAAAGGGATTACAGGAAGAAATAGAACTAAACAGTTCTGACTATTTTTTGTATAAATTTACTCCCGCTTTTCCTACAAATAAAACAAGTCAACAATTTGTTTTAAATTTTATTCATAGATGTTTTTTTGAAGATCAACAATTCAAATTGTCAAAATGTTTTAAGAAAGAAAAAATAAATACAATAGTAGAATCATTAGGATCAGAAATAGAATTGGAATGGGATGAAGTAGAAGAAACCAAGGGGGATATTGTAACTGCTTTACCTTATGATAATATATTTAAACATATTTCAACTTTATTAAAATACTCAGTAAGAACAGAAAATATAGATGATGTTAATTATGTTTTTTGGCAAAATATAAAAGGTAAGCATAATTTTGTAAGTTTAGGAAAACTATACTCAGAAGAATCCAGTTTTGGTTCAACAACAGAAATAACAGATAATAATTTTGAACAGGCAGGGTTTATTTATGCCGAATACTTATCGGGTAATAATTATGCAATAAATAGAAGATTAACGTATGTCCATCATAGTAAAAATAAATCTTTGTATGAAGAAAGTTTAGCAGGTACATATACTTCTGGTATTAATTTTGTTGATCCTCATTACACGAATTCACATGAATATTTAACATATGATATAAATGAAGAATGGGACAAACAAACACATATAACAAGCGAAAGAATAATAGATAAAAATTCTTTATTTTGGGAACAAATAAAAGGACCATTTTTTTCAAGTGAATATAATGTAAAACAGCATGGTTATTGTTGTAAAGAATCACCCGGAGGACAAAGAAATGAACCTTATTGTGCCTCTAAAAGATTAAGTCTTATGGGACAAATGTTTCAGTTAGGAATAGAATTTGTTGTTAGTGGATTTTCAGACACAGATAAAGTTTCTGTAGGAAAAACAATATTGTTTAGTAGACCGTTAATGTATGATCCAGAATTTCAAATAAAACAAGATGATATTTTTTATAAAGGAAAATTTTTAGTAACTAGTATGAAGCATGTTGTAAATTTGAGTAATGCTTTGTCTCCTAAATATTTCTGTAGAATAAGAGCACATAAAGACTCTTTAGGAGATTAATATGATTTTTTGGAAAGGTATTGTTGTAGATATAATGGACCCACTTCAAGCAGGAAGAGTTAGGGTTAGAATTTTAGGAAAACACACTCCCGATCCTGAAAAAATACCAAATGATTGTCTTCCTTGGGCATCTGTTATTGTTCCTTGTAGTTCAGGTTTAAATTCTGGAGTAGGAATATCACCAAATGGAATGACTGTTAACAGTATAGTTCTTGGTTATTTTGATGATGAACATAGCCAACAACCAATAGTTATTGGTGTTTTTCCTAGGCCACATTTCGAAGAAGATGATAATATCCAAGAATTATTTGGATTGACAGGTGAATCTGTACAAAACGGATTCAAGGATTTAAGGGAAGATTTAGAAAAATATCCAGTAAGAGTAGAAAATATTACATATAATCTTGGAGAAGATATTTTAATTGAAAATAAAGATCCAGAAAAATATCCAAGAGAAGATCATATAATAGAAATGAGTCCTAGTTTTATAAATTCAAATATAAAAGGAATAGAGGAAACTTTAGTAGAAACAAAAAGAAAAACTTTACAAGACGGAGGTATTTTAGAAAAACAGATACGTTTAGCAATATACCCTACAGAAAAATACGAAGTTGTCCCTAATGTTAAATTCAGTAATACAAATAAAGCAGAATTTATACAATACAGTGAAGATTTTAGATTTTCTAGTGATATTAAATCTACAATGTCAAATTATAAAGCAGCAAAAGAAGAGAACAGAATAAATTCAGACAATAAAAACATATATGGAACAGAATAATGAGCGAAGATTTAAAATGGAATGAACCACCAACTCAATACTCAAAAAGAAAAGGAGAGCCAATAGAAGAGGAAGACATTCCTTGTGGTTGTGAAGGAAGTTGGGGTAGTGGTGAAAGTCAAGATGATATCTTTCATAAAAGAACTATATATCCTTTTAACCATGTCTATCATTCTGAAAGTGGTCATTTTGTAGAAATAGACGATAACAAAGAAAGTGAAAGAATATCAATTAACCACCGAACTGGTTCTTTTGTAGAATTTCATCCAAATGGAGATAGAGTAGATAAAATAGTCAGAGATTCTTATCAATCTATTTTTCGTGATAGTAGAGTTCATGTTTCTGGGTATTCTGAAGTCACTATAGACAAAGGAATGAAAATATTAGTAAATTCAGGAGAAAACGAAAATACAGAAGAGGAATCTTTAAATTTTGATATTCATGTGGGTAAAAATGCAAATATAAACATCTATGTTGAAAAGGGGGACTTAAACGTAACTCTTGAAGAAGGGAATTCAAATATCTTAGTAAAAGAAGGCGATGTAAATTTAAGACAAGAAGATGGTAATTACAAGCAATATGTTAACGGGGATTATAGATTACATGTAACAGGAAGAAGAGAAACAATAATAGAACAAGATGATATTTGTAAAATACAGAGATCAAGAGCAACAACCATAGAAGGTGAGTTAGATTATTTGGAAATGACTAATGATAATGGACATTTTGAAAAGGTTGGCACACAAGAATCAAAACGAATGTCTAAAAATATAACAACCAGTTCTCTAAATAATATTTCAAGAACAGAAGAACAAACAGTAATAGAAACCACAGATCCTGATTTAGGAAATTTAACAATATCTTCTTGTGCAAATATGTCTTTTTCTTCTGGTTGGAATCCTAAAACAAAATCAAAATCTTCTAACGTAGATCCAAAAATGTATTTTTTTGCTAATGAAAACCCAAGATTCAGAACAGGAGGAGAAATATGGTTTTCTACAGACAGACACTTGAATTTTGTTTCAGGAGAAAACACATATTTTGATGTCAAAGGCGACCAATTACATGTAAAAACAGGATTACTTTTAACACAATGGAGACAAGAAAAACCACCAGTCCCACAAGTATTGACTTTAAATTCTGTTTTTTCTTCTTTTATAAATTATGAAAAAATAATAACCGAAGGTTTTACAAACATAAATATAGATACGCCATCTAGATAGAATTGGAGTTGCCTTGCAAAATCTAATTTCAAATTTACAAGAACATTTAAATTTTATTATATTAAGTTTTGTTTTGATTTTAGCATCATTTTTAAAAGATATTTTATATAAAATTTTAAATAAATTAAAAATATTAAAAGAAATGAATATTGAGAAAGTGATAAAGGGACACAATTCTATAAACGAAATTTTATCAGAAATAAGATCAAAAACAGAATCAGCAAGAACATCTATTATACAGTTTCACAACGGAGATTATTACTCAAACGGAACTCCTATTGTTAAATTTTCAATGGGTTATGAATCTTGTTCATTGGGAGTGTCTTCCCATATAAACGAAACAAAAGATTATCTACTTTCCAATTATAGTGGTATTGAAGAAGCCATAGAAAATAAAAATACAATAATAAACACCCATGAATTGAAAAATACAAATTTTAAGTCGTTTTTATTAGAAAAAAATACCATAGCTTTTTATTCTTTTCCTATAAGATCACACAAAAATCACGGAAATATTATTGGTATTTTTTTTATAGAATGGTGTTCTAAAGATAAAATAAAAAATATAAATATAAGTAATATAGAAAATATGTGTAATAAATATTGTGGAATATTACAAAACTTAATAAACAAAGAAAAATGAGAAAAACATTAAAAATAACAGATTTGTCCTTTGACTTTAGAGCACATCCTTCTTCTGGAAATTTGGTTCTAGTAGAAGACAAAAAAGCAATAAACCAATCAATAAAAACTTTAATATTTTTAAATTTAAAAGACAAATTTTACAACATTGATAATACAGTTGGAATAAATGATTATTTGTTTGAGAATATGTCCATAGTAGACGCGGATAAATTAAAAGAAAATATAAAAAATATTCTTATGAAATATGAGCCAAGAATAGAAGTGGATAATGTTTATATTTTATATAACGAAACTTTAAATTCTATAACAGTAGATATAGTTTACAGTATAATAGCAGAAGATGAACTAAATTCTTTAACTTTAAATTTTGGTACAAGTAAATGAATAACAAAATATCCATAACAAAAACAGATTTTTCTGGTATTAAGCAAAATTTAATAGAATTTCTAAAAACACAAGAAGAATTCAATTCTTTTAATTTTGAAGGTTCTGCTTTAAATGTTCTTATGGATATTTTAGCTTATAATACATTTTATAATGCTTATTATAATAATATAACTGTTAATGAAATGTTTATGAGTAGTGCTTCGAAAAGATCTTCTATCATATCTTTAGCTAAGCATTTTGGTTATTTTCCAAGAACAATAACAGCATCTACTTGTGTTGTTGAAATAAAAACAAACATAAGCAATAGTAATAATTATTATATACCAAAGTATACTACTTTTATAACAAATTTAAATAATATAACATATCCTTTCGTTGTAATGAATGATGTTTATTTCACAAACAACGAAGAAGAAAATTACAGAACATCTGGGCCTGTTATTTTAAAACAAGGAAAGTTAAAAAAATATTCATTTGTATATGACTATAATAATTTTAATAAAAAATTTATAATACCATATTCAAATGTTGACTCTTCTACCTTAGTAGTAAAAGTACAACCAGATCCATATTCTACAGAAGAGATATTATTTAAAAAAGTAAGTGATATAACAAAAACAACAGATACTGATAATGTATATTTTCTTCAACAAACAGAAGATGATAAATTAGAAATATTTTTCGGTGATGATGTTTTTGGTAAAAAATTACAAGATTCTAGCATAATAAGAATAGAAATATTGCAAACAGAAGGAAAAAGTGCGAATGATATAGGAACAAACAATTCTTCCAGCACTTTCAATATTAGCCAATCTGATTTTTCATCTTTTTCTGGTGAAACCGTAAGCCTTGAAACATTCACGATAGAAGTATTACAGCCTTCTCATGGTGGGACTGATAGAGAATCCAATGACAGTATAAAAATAAATTCAACAAGAACTTATACTAGTTCAGAAAGAGCAGTCACAAAGGACGACTATAAAAATATTATACTAAGAGACAATCCTGAAATAGGAGATGTAATTGTATGGGGAGGAGAAGAAAACGAACCCCCCGATTATGGAAAAGTTTTCTTATCTGTTAAACCAATTTCCGATTCTTCTTTGTCGGAAATAGAAAAAAATAATATAATATCAAATTTAATAAACAACAGAAATATAGTTGGTGTTAGATTAGAAATAGTAGATCCAAATGTCATATATTTAAATATAGAAATATCAGTTAATATAGATCCTATTGTAATATCAAATACAACAAACATTCAAACATTGATAAGAGAAAATGTAATTGATTTTTTTGTTGATAATTTGAAAAAATTTGATAAAGATTATTATAATTCTGAACTTGTAGAAAAAATACAAAACATAGATCCTTCAATTATTTCTAATACTATTAAAATTAAATTAAGTAAAGAATTTTTTCCAAATCTAGGAGTTCAGCAAAATTATCTAATAGAATTTGATAATTCTATAACAAATTTAAAAAGCAATGCTTTCGGTTACAACGATATAACACAAACACCAAGAAATTGTATGATAGAAGATGATGGTATGGGCAATATTGGTTTGTTTTATATGTTAACAAATGAAAAAGTTTATATTAACAAAAAAATTGGCACTATAAATTATAAAACAGGAAAAGTAGAATTGCAAAACTTTAAACCAGAATTTTTTATTAATAATTTACCGATAATTATAGAATGTGTACCAACAGAAGAAGATGTTGTTGCAAAAAGAAAAACAGTTTTGGATTTTGATGAAAATTCAAACGATTCCATAAAAATAAACGAAACATATATTCCATATAAGAACAAATAAAAATGATTACTATTTCAGTTAAAAATCCAAAAAATGAAACAACAATTTTTAACCAAAATATATTTTTAAGTTATGAAATTACAGGAATAGACAATAATTATAATAATATTGTTTTTTTAATAAACAATAAAAGATACACAAAAAAATCATATAAAGATTCTTTTTTGATAGAAAACGTCAAAGAAGGAAAAAATAAAATAATATATTATGCTATAAATAAAAATAATTCAAAATTAAAATACACAGAAAATACATTATATTTTAATTTTTTAAATATAAATGTACCAGAAAAAACAAATTTATCAACTTTAATTGATTCTACTATACCTATTTTTATACAAGAAGATTATCAAAGTTTTGTAAATTTTATTAGAAAATATTACAAATTTTTAGAAAAATCTAATAATCCTTTTCTTGTTCCTTATAAACAAAATGATTTTTCTGATGTTGATACAACAATCGATTACTTTGTCTTAGATTTTTATAAACAATTTATGCCAGATTTTCCTGAAAATCTGGCTGTTGATACAGTTACAAAATCACAAATAAATAAAAAAACACTAATTAAAAATATTAAAAAGTTTTACGATTCTAAAGGAACTTTTGATTCTTATAGATTTTTATTCCGTATTCTTTTCGACACTAAAGTAGATATTTATTATCCCAGAGAAAGAATAATAAAAGCATCCAATTCTGATTGGATATCAAAAACAAGTATAAAAATATATTATAATGATATTAATTTAACTAAAAAGTTATTAAATAAAGAAATATATCAGTTAGATCAAAATAATAATTTTATTGTAAAAGCAAAAATAAAAAATATTGAATTTTATTCAATAGATCAATATAAAATTGCAGAATTATTTTTTGATTATTATAGCGGCAATTTTGATCATAACAAAAAAATACAAAGCAATGTTGATATATTGGGTAGTATAGAAAATATTAGTTTTGATATGGTACAATGTCCCAGTGAAATTGAAATTGTTACAACAGGTTATAACTATAGAATAAATGATTTTGTTTATTTAAATCCTGTTGAATATGTCTCTGTTGATGGTGTTTTATATGGTCAATTAGACTTTGATTCTTGGACAGAATCAGAATTAAATGTTGGCTCAATAGATGGACAAGTATTGTCAGAATATATAAATACATTACCAGAAAACGATGATAATTTTTACCAAGTTGATGGATTGACATTTAAACCTTTTACTCAAGATTTTTGGACATTTACTTCTAACGATTTTGGTTTTAATTTTAATATTCCAGGAGAAGTAAAAACAAAAGGAAAAGGGTTTGTTGGAAGGGTGAGTCGAGTAGATGAAAAAGGTAGAATCCTAAAAATAGATATAATTGATTTTGGTTTTAATTATGAAAAACAAGCAAGAAATTTATATCATGTTAAAGTAGAATCCCAAAAAGGAAAAGGATTTGAGGGATATGTCAATGTCAATACTGTTTGTAACTATCCTCCATATTTTAACACAGATAAAGGAAGATTAAATACAACAAAAATTTTACAAGATAATTATTATTATCAATCACATTCCTATGAGTTATTGTCTGAAATAAATATAAATAATTATGAAAAAAATGTTAAAAAATTAGTACACCCATCTGGGTATAAATTGTTCGGAAAAAGTGTAGTTAATAAAAGCAATAAAGCAAATACAAGTATTATTTCTAATGTAGTTTTAACGTAATAAAAGAGAAAAAATGGTCAATTTAAAAAATAATTTAAAAAATAATATTGCGTTTTCTTTTTTAGAAGAATTGAAAAAAGAAAATAATTATATTTTTATCAGTAATAATACAAATAATAGTTCCGATTTAATTGATTCTTTCTATGAAGAAAATAATACAAAAAAATCAATAATATCATATTATAAAATAAATGAAAATGATATTGCATTGGGAATAAAAAGAATAAATTGGGAACAAGGAACAATATACGAAGAATACAATGACAGAATTAACAATGAAAATTTTTATGTTGTAAATTATGTACAGAACAATTATAGAGTTTATAAATGCTTAAATAATAATAATAATGCAACATCTTTAATATCACCAACCACTAATAATATTTTAGAACAACAATTGAGTGATGGTTATGTGTGGAAATTTATGTATCAGATACCAGAATTTTTTGAAAAATTCATAACAGATGATTACATTCCAATTCCTGTTTTAGAAGAAAATTCATATGTGGATGAAAGATCTTTACAACTAAATGTTGAAAACAACGCAAAAGAAGGACCAATAAACGAAATAAATATAAAAACTTCAGAAAATAATACTAATTTATTTTCAAAAAATGATATAATTAATACAAATTTTGAATTAGACGAAATGACCGTTTTAGGAACAGAATACGACAATTCAACACAAAACTATAAAGTAACAGTTTATTTAAATTCAAATACCAGTGTTTTTAATTTAAGTTCAGATAATGATTATTATAACAATAATTATATAATATTATTTAATACAATACAAGAAGGAATTTTACTAGCAACCATTACTGACTATAGTGTTAATTTAAATACAAAAATTGCTACAATTACTTTTAGTTCTATATCCGGTTCTTTTTCTTCTATAACATCAAATACAAAATATTCAATATTACCAAAAATAAAAGTAAACGGAGACGGAAACGGAGAAATATTAGCATATCCTGTTTTTACTGATAATATTCTAAACAATATAGAAGTTATAGAAACAGGATCAAATTACACCAAAGCAGAAGCAAAATTTCTGTTAACTAGTCCTTACATACTAGAACCAATCATATCACCAAATGATGGACACGGAAAAAATGCTATAAACGAATTAAATTGTAAAACTGTTTTAGTTAATAAAAAAATAGATAAACATAAACAATCGGTTTCTTCTGAAAATAAATATTTTTTTGGAAATTCAAGTTTTTTTAGTCAATATGGTATAATTAAAAATTTAAAAACAAAAAATAATGATATTATAAAAAATAATTTTCCAATAAATGAAATAACATTATTAAAATCAGATTCGTTTTTGGAATTGATCATAGATGATTTTTATATCGATTATTTTAGTGTTAATGATATAATTACAATTGGATCTGCCTACAAAAAGAACCAATTTAGAGCAAAAATACTAGAAATAACCAATCAAGGAAGCAATATAAAATTATATTGTCAATTATTAAATGGATTAATAGATCAATCATCGAGTACTATCGTTTTACGAAACGAAACAACAAATTCAAACTTTAGTATTGAAAATTATAGTGTAACTTATACTAATTTACCAGAAGAATCTATTTTTGAAAATGCTGATATTATTTTAGGAAATGAATCTCTTTTTACTTGTTCTATCGAAAACATAATAGAAACCGATTCAAGTCATATAAAATATAATATTAAAAATTTAGAAAAAACACCACTAAGATCTTTTTATACTAACACTGGTGATATAATATTGGGAGAATCTGTTTCTTTGATAAAATCAACAACAGATTTAAATGAATTTTTAGATTATAATTATTTAAATGTATTAGATTATACAATAAACAACAATGATACTAATAGTGTTTATTCTAAAGTAATCAAAATATCAATAAATTCAACAAATTCAGAGACAGGTGAACCTAATTTATATTTAAGTGGAACAGACTACAAGAACGAATACATAATAACTAAAGATTTATTAAATTTTGGTAAAATTTTATATATATCGTATTCAAATCCTGTTTTTGGTGGGTATCAAAATGCTATTGCTTATATAATACCAGAAAAAGGCAGTTTTGAAGAATTTTCTTCTGATTCAGATAGAGAACTCTTTATATGTTCTCCGAATCCATATAGTATACCAAACAATCTGACCACTATTAATGGATATTTTATTGAAAACAGTGTTCAGTATGAATCATTTTCTGATAATTTAGATATAAATAGTGGTGAAGTTACTTATTTAGAAAATATAGATACTGTATTTTTAAATGATGACAATCAAGCAGAAATAAACATTGCACTTGAAATTTAAGGATAAAAATGACACTAGAACACCCAAATTTTTTAAGAAATAATCCTTATTACGATGATTTCTCAGAAGAAAAGGATTTTTTGCGTATTCTTTTTAAACCAGGATATGGAATACAGGCAAGAGAACTAACACAATTACAAACACTTCTACAATCACAAACTTCTAGTTTTGCTAATTATTTTTTCAAAGATGGATCTAGAGTATTCGGTGGTAATGTAAATACGGCTAAAGTTACTTTTGCTCGAGTAGAAAATGTTCTAGTAGAGCCAACCGATAATTTTTTCTCATATACAGAAAATTCTACAGATGATTATTTGGATACTCTCAAGACAGATAAAGAAGAAATAGTTTCAAATGATAATACAAATTATGTTGGAACTATAGATTCTGTGGAATTAGAAGTATATTCAAGAGATGAAACCGGATTATATGATTTTTCATCTCCTTCTTCTGAAGTAAAACTTCTACATTTTCTAAAAGCAGGCCACAGCTTTAATGATAATTATAGTATTTTATTACTAGATAAAATTTCAGGTAATAACTTAGATTTTAATTCAATATTAAAAGTCAAAGATCAAAATATTTATTTTAAAATCATAACCAAACAAGTTTATCCAAATACAGATATTAATAAACTAGAAGCATATGGACCCGCAAATCTTATTACTGTGGATTCTGGTATTTACTATACTAATGGATTTTTTGTCAAAAATAAAAGACAACATATATGTCCTTTTTATAATTCTAGAGAAGGCCAGACAGAAGAATCTTTATTAACAAACAGCATTTATGTTAATGCTTTGCCTGATATCAGATTGTTTAGTTTTGTTTCCTCAAGAATTGGATTTTCTGTTGTAAAAAATATAGTAACCAATCAAGAAGATAATACGTTACTAGATCCCTCAAATGGTTTTTATAACAAAAACGCACCCGGTGCTGATAGATATAAAATAAATTTAAATTTAGATTATAAAACTTTTGATAATACTTCGATTGAAATAGAAAATTATGCAAATAAAGATTTTATACAATTAGTCAGAATAGTAAAAGGAAATATTGATTGGGTAAGCAAAAATAATACTTCTACTGAATTTATAGACCTATTAGCCAGAAGAACAGAAGACGAATCTGGGTCTTATACTGTACGACCTTTTAATATCTTTATAAAAAACCATTTAAGAAAAGATTCTTTTTCTGTTTTTGTTGAAAATACCAGTGATAATCCTAATGGTATTGATTACATGCAAGTAAACGGTATTGTTTGGTCCACTTTAGATGAAAACGGAAACACAATAAGCGCACCTCAGACTTTTCCGTGTGATGTAGAAGATTTTGAAAATTTTAATTTTTCAGTATTAAGAGTAATAGAAGTAGAATCAGCCAAAGAAGAGGATATCAATAATCCCGAATTTCCTACAAAAAAAGTAAAACTACAACCACTAAATTCTATAAAATTTAATTGTAATAGAATTTCTTTTAATAACTTTAATTATGTTAAATCACCTTGTTCTGTTTCTACCACAATATCATTAAAATGTATTGAATATAATATAGACGGAGATGGTACATATTCGTTATATGATAGGATTAAGGGAGATGAAAATAAAGCCATAATATCCTATACTCCAGGAAAAGCATATGTTTGTGGATATGAACAAGATTTTATTAGTAATATAAATTTAGAATATGATAGAGGTAGAAATATAAATTTAGATATTATAACAGAAAATAAAACTTTATCTTCGAATAGTTTTTTGGGTAATTATATTATTGCCGATTTCGATTTCCAAGGATTTGATTCTGTTTCAGGAATAGATTGGGAAAAATTACCTAAATTTCAACTACAAAGTGATGAAATAGCAACAATAGTATTAGAAACAGGAGAAGGTGATACCGCAGAAAACGGAATTCTTTCTTGGTCGCCTTTTAATATTACACTACATCCAGAACAAGAAAACAGAATAATGTTTTCTGCATTGGACTCAGAGCAAGAATATGAAAGTGTAATTCTAATAAATAATACATGAAACTAATAGTTGCTGTATAACAAAGGAAAAAAATGACATCAATAAACTTCAATTCTGATTTATATCCAGATGATTCTAACGGATGTAATGGTAGAAATTATCCATATAATAATGTCACAGGACAAAGCAGTAATACAAATTATAGGATGAGATTGGTTTCTGATACCAAATCTAGCATATGTAAGGTAAATTTTACAGATATCCGATCAAATTCTCGGCATATTAGTAGTATAGGAGGAGAAGAAACCACTTTTCCAAACGATTTTGGTGATTTTTCGCAAGCATATGATCCAGATATAACAAAAAGCAGCAATATTGGTTTTGTTGATGATTATAAAAATCAAAATAAATATAAGATACATCAACTTAATACACAAAACGGAACAATTTTAGCTTCCGGTTATTCTTTACGATGGATACCGACTGATTATGATTCTGATTTATATATTGAATATTTAAATAATACGAATTTTGCCTTGCCTGAAAATAACGGAGGTGTGTATTTTCAAGATTATAGCCCAGAAGGTTCCAGTGGATCTGTTGTTAGTTGGGGTAGCAGTATAGAAAGTATTGTAACATTACAAAATGTTATAAGATTAACCACTAGAGAATCTGAAAATTCTACAGATCAGGCACCCTGTTATGTTAACACACCACTGACAGGCTATGGTCTAATTCCAGACACCGGAATAGGATTAACACCTATAAATATTGTTAAGTATATAAAATCAGAAGGACCAAATAATAATACTGATGATAGTTGTGACGATTTTCAATATTCCACTACAAAACAAAATATCGCAAGTGGATATATTTTTATGAAAGCAGGTTCTTCTTCTGGTGACAGTAGCATAACATTATTTATTCATATTCAAAATGTTGGAAGTTTGAATTATAATGAATTATTTTATAATGAAGAATATTTTATAGAATCAATAGAAACTTCTGGGTCTAATTTCCCTTGTTTTAGATATACAATAACGGATTTGATTAGACTTGACGTTGGTAATGACGAATTTACATTTAAGAGAGTAAAATTTAAAGAAAACGGATTTCCAGAAGACGGCTCTCAATACGAATTAGGAACAGGATCGGGTGGCACAACCATACCTGTTTTTCAGTGGGATATAGGTGATCTTGTTATTGATAATAATAATACTGCTGAAAAAATTTCTGCTGATTTGTTTTCTTGGATTCCTACACAATCTGTCATATATGTCAGAGAATGTGACCCAAGTAAACCTTTACAAATACCATATGGTCCGATCATACAACAAACAGGAAGTGATCCTCCTATATTTGGACATAGGGGTATAAATACGGTAAAGACAAAATTAAATAGATTAAATGATGTTAGATTTATTAATTTAGAAAAACATATATTCCCATTTGAAGTTACATCAATTCAAGATGAAAGTTTAGTCTATTCTGTAAATAAACAATACGTCGCAAATTGGGATATCAACAATCCTGGTGAAACATTAATACAGACATTATCTAAACAAAATTTTTATGATCAAAACTATAATTATGAACCGGGACAAAAAGTAATTCAAATTCATAAACTAAACACAAGTAACGAAATTGAAGATTTTCAATATTCGTTGGGTACAGTTATTTCTTGGGAATATCCAGATCCTAATAATCTATCAGATACTTCTCCGATGATTTTAACTATTAAAATAGATAAAAAAGGCCCCAAGTTACCAAATTCAAACACACCAGTTGACGAATATCAAAATCTACAATCGTTTAAATTAGGAAGTTTGATTTCTACAGATTCTTCTTTGGAATTTGCAGGAAAAATAGTTCCATATTCTGATTTTATTCTAGAAGATTTTTCTATTTTTGAAGATGAGAATTGGCCATATAGTTATGACAATTCAACCAAATCATATTTTATATCCGATAAAAATATTAATTTTGAAAATATAACCAGTGACGTAAAATATGAAACCCCTGTTCCAAGTTTTATAGGGACAACAAGAATAAGATGTGTATCTATAAATCCAAGAATAAATCTCCAAGATTCGTATCCTTTATATAAAATACATATTTTTGATACAGAATTAAACGGACCTTCTTCTTTATTTGGAAGTTTAACAAATATCGCCTATAAATTTAATGAAAATGTTAGTCCTTTGCCAATATTAAAAATAGCAGAATTTACAGGTAGACAAGAATACATTGAAACCTTTGATAATAATCAGATATTAAGTAGAAAAACCATAATATTTGAACCAAATAAAGATAAAATGATTTTAGAATTACCAAGTCAGGTAAAGGATAGTCCATTTGAAACTGTGCTTTCTCCGACAAACAGTATCACTTTTGAGGTTCAAAAAATATATGCAAAAAGATTTACAACAGGAAATGAAGAATTAAACATTCCAGTAGAAGACGGATCATCTAGTTTAGACAGTGATTCAGTATTTTTAATAGAAGAGCCAAATTTAAATTGGTATATTATTAATACAAAAACAGGAGAAACTTTTAATTTGGTTCCAGATTTAAATGATATTTCAGATAATAAAACAATTTCATATAAAACACCTTCTTCTTCTGGTTATAATAAATCTATTTTATCTTTAAAAAGAAAAATTGCAGAAGAAAATTCTGATATCTTAGTTATTGCTAAAGTCAGTGTTACAAAAACTATATCAAATATTTCAGAAAGAAATTTAGGAACTAACACAGAACAACTGACAACTCCTTTTAACAGAGACACTGATGGAAAATATAAAAATAAATTGTATATTAATTTAATGACAACAGGACAGGGAGGTATTTTAAATAATTTAGATTCTGTTTATATAATTTCAAATAATAATATTGTTCCAGGAACAAAAAATATCAAAGATTTGTTTGAAATTGACTATGGTACAACAGATCAAAAAATTACAAATCCAAAATTAATACTTAAATCTGGATATACAACTTCAAACGGAAACCTAAAGTCTGAGTATTTTGGTACTACTTCCAATCAAGAAATAGATCCGTTTTCTGTTAATTTAGAAATTTCATATAGTTTTTATACTGTTTCACAAACTGCTAACATAAGCACAAGAGAATCGTATAAGTTAGGGTCTAATATATTAGAAATAAAAGATATACCCTTTTATGATAGTCCCAACACAGGAAAAAGAAACCATTATTCAACAATAATAGATTTTAGACCAAGTACTTTTAATTTAGATAGTGATAATTTAGGAAATACTAAATTTATGCCACATCCAGATTGGTCTGATAGTATTTTATGTTCTTCTTATATACCCAGAAAAGATAGAGTAATATTAGATGGTAATGGTAATTTCGAAGTAATTTATGGCAATCCTTCTATAAATCCAACTTATCCCCCTGAGCCAAATGAGTGTTGCTTATCTTTGCATTTATTAGAAAAACCACCATATCTTTTTGATATTAAAAATGTTAAAATTATTGACATTGATAATAAAAGATACACAATGAAAGATATAGGAAAATTAGACAAAAGAATTAAAAAATTAGAAGAATATACAAAACTAAGTGCATTAGAAAATAATGCAGAAGGATATAACGTAACAGATTCAAATGGAAATATTAAATTTAAGACATCTATTTTGGTTGATTCATTTTCTGGTCATAATGTAGGTGATGTGTTAAATCCTGATTATAATATTTCTATTGATCAAGTGGAAAAATGTTTACGTCCTCCATTTGATGTTACACAAATCAAATTAAAAGAAGATAGTGAAAATACTTCTTCAAATAAATTTATACAATATACAAAATCAGGGACAAATGAAATTAAAACTTCAATTTGGACTTTTCCATATGAAACTGTGATTTTCATTGCGCAACCTTTAGCATCATCTTCTATAAAAATACTATCACAAGAAAATGTGAATTGGGGAGGCGACCTTGATATATTTCCCTCTTGTGAAATTTGGATAGACCAAGATAAAACTCCAGATGTTATTAAAAATATAGGAGGCATAAATGACGGATGGGAATCATTAGATAAGAATCCTTCTCCTATTACATCATTAGGATCACATTGGGGATCTTGGAAAGCATTTGGTAGTACTACGAATACCAAAGTTTCTACAGAAAACATACCATCAGATACAAAAAACACAAGATCTTCTATAAGTTCTACTATAAATTCTTCTGATAAAGTTCAACTTCAAGAATCTTTGTTTAATGACTTATTACTAGAAGAAAATCAAAGTTCTGTGGGTGGAAACAAATCGGATATTTCTATTCTACCTTATATAAAAGAACAAAAATTAAAACTAATAGGTGACAATCTAAAACCAAATACAAGAATGTATGTGTTTTTTGATAATATAGACATTTCTGAAAATTGTTATGCTTATAAGACAGAAAAAGATATGATTTTAGATACAAATAGATTCTCTTTTTCTTCTTCTTCTGATTCTGATTTATCTACTAATTCTGAAGGAAAAATCTATATTTCGTTCTTTTTGCCCAAAGGGACATTTAGGTCAGGAGAAAGAATTTTCGATATAATCGATAATAAAGAAAATAATAAAAACAAGTCTGTATCAAATACGTCTTGTATATATTATGCAAACGGAACAGGAATAACCAGAGAAACTGAAATTAAAACAACAAAAGAATTTAAAATTAAAAATAAAATAGAAACTACAAGTTTATCTAAAATAACAGATACATCTTCTAATCAAGTAATAAACTCTTTGGATAATAATATAAACAAAACATGTCCTCCTGGATATTCTTTGAAATCTGTTTTTGATAGTTCTGGAAATATAAATTATATCTGCGAACCTAATGTTGATTTTATATCTCAAACATTTTTTGTAAATAGTTCTACACATCCCGAAGGAATAATGTTAGATAGCATAGACTTGTTCTTTGCCAAAAAACCAACTAACCCAAATCTAAAAGTCAGTGTCGAAATAAGACCTGTCACTTCAGGATATCCTAGTTTATCAGATGTATATCCCGGATCAAAGGTATCGTTGAAATCTACAGAAATCAATATTTCAAATGATCCTATAGCATCACAAAATAAAACAAAAACAAAATTTAAATTTGATTATCCTATAATGCTATTGCCCGGAGAACATTCTATTGTAATAAAGGCACAGTCCACAGATTTTGAAATTTATGTTGGAGAATTAGGCAAAAACATAATAAATACTGATGTTCAAATTAATTCTCAACCATATACAGGTGTATTGTATACGGCAACCAATTCCAATGAATGGAATGCTGAATTGAATATGGATCTAATGATGGTCTTGAATAAATGTAAATTCCAGAAAAATGTTGAATATAATTTGCCTTTTTCTAATATAACCACTACCAACAAAAATTTTGAAACATTCTTTTTACAATCAAATTATCTAGATTCTAATTCTTGTCGTGTTTCATGGGAATCTAGAATATTTCCCTTTAACGGAAACCAAGAAGTTCTAGACACCACACCCAACACAGATACATATTTGTCGAAAAAATATATAATGGGACCAAATATACCAATAAAAGTTACTGCAAAAGCAAAAACAACAAATGAAGACATCTCTCCAATTATAGATTCTGATCGTATAGGATTTATTTCTGCAGAAAATAAAATAGAATCTAATACAACAGAAAACAATGGAGAATTGAATCCTTATTCAAATTATGTTTCCTCTGGTCCTAATAGAGCAAGATATATATCTAGAATAGTCACTTTGGAAGAAGGATTTGAATCTAATAATTGTAGAGTTGTGGCTAGTGTATATAAACCAAAAAACACAAATATTGATTTCTTTGTTAAACTTCAAAATTCATATGATACAAAAGAATTCCATGATAGAAACTATATAAAACTGGTTCCTATACAACCAAGCAATTTTAATTTGGTTGAAAGTGGTTCAGAAAATGATTGGTATGAAGTAGTATTTGAATTACCAGAAGATACAGTAGAGTCTTTTAATAAATATTGCGTTAAAGTTTGTCTATATAGTACAGATACTGCTTATGTTCCCAAAGTTAAAAATCTTAGAGTTATGACTGTACTATGAGAGCCAAAGTAAAAGATAAAGATTATTTAGAAAGAGACATGAATAACAATGCTTTGTTGTTTATAAATAAAGAGGAACTTAAAGAATATAAAAACAAAAAACAATCTTTAAAAAAAATACAAAATTTAGATAAAAATTATACAATATTAAAAAAAGAAATGTTTGAATTAAAAAATGAAGTTAAGTCTATTTTACACTTACTAAAGGAGAATTTTAAAAATGAAAAAAGTGAAAATGATTGATATTTATAGTAGTGTTTCGACAATAAATTCTATTTTAGAATTAAAAATGAGTATAGATACCAGCAAAAAGTTAGTAGATTTAATTAAAGAAATAAACGAACATCTACAAGTAGCCGAAAAAACAAGAAATGAATTGTTAGAAAAATATGGCAAAAAAACTCCAAAAGGAGAATATAATATTCCTGATAACAAGAAAAAGCAATTTACAGAAGATTTAAACAAATATCTGTTTGATACAGAAGTTAGTATATACTCTCCATTACTAAAAAAACAAGATTTTGATCGTAATTTTACTATTTCACCATCTGATTTAACTTTAATTTCTTATTTAATGGATTATGATTAAAATATTAAAATCTTTTTGATACTAAATATTATAAATAAGTATCAAAAGGAAAAAAATATGGCAACACCACTTACGAGAGAAGAACTAAAACAATACTGTCTCCGTAGATTAGGTTATCCTGTAATCGAAATTAATGTTGATGATGCACAGATAGAAGACAGAATAGATGATTCGTTGCAGTTTTTTGCAGAGTATCATTTTGATGGTGTTGAGAAAACATATTTACCATATCAAATATCGGCTAAAGATGTTGAGCGAGAATATATTGATTTAAAAGAAGCAACAGAAGCCGATGATACAGTAACACCCGAAATAAAAGCCGCTCCACCACTTGATCCTGATGGTAAGACTATTATAAGTGTGGTGCGGCTTTTTCAATTGTTTGATACCCTAGGTGGAACAGGAATGTTTGATGCTAGGTATCAAATTGCTCTAAACGATCTCTATGGACTAAGAACAAATACATATAGTAATTCTTTACAAATTTATAATTACACACGAAGCCACATGAAGATGCTTCAAGACTTATTAACTCCAGAGAAATCTATAAGATTTAGTAGAGTTACCAATAGAATTTATATAGATGCAGATTGGAAAACACACGCTGTTCCTGGTCAATATTTTATGTTTGAAGCCTATAGAATATTGGACCCTGAATTATATGGTGAAATATACAATGATCGTATTTTAAAACAATATGTCACCGCAAAAATAAAAGAACAATGGGGAAGAAATTTATCAAAATTTGATGGTGTATCTCTTCCCGGAGGAGTTTCTTTGAATGGATTAAAAATATTAAATGAAGCACAAGATGAAATTCGTAAACTTGAAGATGAAATTCAACTCAAATATGAAGAACCTCCAATTTTTTACATAGGGGGTTGATTTGGCTATAAATCCATATTTCAATAATTATAATTATGCACCAACACAGGATCTTATAGAAGAAATTGTGTTGGAATCTATTAAACAATATGGTATAGATGTATATTATATACCTAAAAAATTTAATAAATTAGATAATGTATTTGGAGAAGATATTCTTCAGAGTTATACAAATGTATTTAATATTGAAATGTATCTTGAAAATTTTGCCCAAATGGGCGGTGAAAGAGAAGTAATTTCAAGATTTGGTCTTGAGATCAAAGATGAATTTTCTTTGATTGTTTCTAGAAAAAGATTTGAACAAGAAGCAGCAAAACTACCAACAATGAGTTCCAGACCTGTTCAAATAGAATCTCCGATGATGGGAGATTTAATTTATTTTCCTCTCACTAAAGGACTTTTTGAAATAAAATATGTAGATAACAAGCATATATTTTACCAACAAGGTAAATTATACACTTATAAAGTAGATTGTGAACTTTACAAATACTCATATGAGCAATTCAATACAGGTATTGATGATATTGATGTTATACAAGAGAATCTATCTAAAGCTGTAGATGTTGATAATGACGGCGTTCCTGATTTTATAACTAAATCTAAAGGACCGGATGATAATGAAGAATTACAACAAAAAGCCGATGACATTATCGATTTTTCTGAAATAGATCCCTTTTCAGAAGGAAACTATTAATGTTTACAACTTTTTATCACGAAACAACTAAAAAAACAGTTATTGCTTTTGGAACTATATTTAATAATATTTTTGTTCAGAGAAAAAACAATAACCAAGAAGTACAAAAAATAAAAGTACCTTTAACCTATGCTGCTAAAGAAAAATTTATGCAAAGACTGAGCATAAATTTAAACGACCCTTCTGCATATGCTGCTCAAATAGTTTTACCAGCAATGTCGTTTCAAATATCTGAAATTTTTTATGATAAAGAAAGAAAGAAAAATACATTACAAAAAAGATATGCAGAAAATTTAAATATTACAGATGATATAGTTTTCAACTACCATTATGCCGATGTTCCTTATAATATAAATTTTAAACTTTCTCTATATTCTAGAAACATAGATGATGGTCTTCAAGTAATGGAACAGATATTGCCGTTCTTCACACCTGAATTTACAATAACAATAAAACCAAAAATATTAGAAGACAAATACGAAAGAATAGATGTTCCAATTGTTTTAAATGCAGTAAAATATACAGAATTGTTTGAAGGGGAATTAGTAAAAGAAAATACTCGATTTTTAATGTGGGACTTTGATTTTACAGCTAAAACAAGAATGTACGGACCCGTAAGACAAACAGGACTCATTAAAAATATTGATGTTAATATTTTTGATAAATTTCCAGAGGACTATGAATGAATCCGATAGAAAAGATCAACATAAAGCCCGTTGTTTACCTAAAAGATACAAATGGTGATTATATATTGGA